GCCGTCTCTTCAGGTTCTCAGGCTGGCAGATTAGAAAGACCGTAAAACGTCACTAATCTGGAACGCGGGCGCGCGTATCACGTAAGGCACAGGTAAGACTGGCAACCCAATGACCGGGTGATCACATCATACGTCCAACCACGTTCGGATACTATGACTGCGATCTATCGCGAGTGGGGGACAACTCAAGTACGGAATTGATCGTGCTGGCTGCGAATGGGTACCGCCCTGAATGCTGGCACGTGTAACCTACATTGATATACACAGACGCGCATGTGTATTGATTTGTAGCTGACGATGGAAGAGACCAACCCATTCAAAATAGATTTAGCACTCATGGAGGATGACAGAAAGTTGGGTTATTCGGAGATGTAGACACCTGCCCCCGGCGATAACAACCCGCTGGGATCCATACCCGAAAGGGAAGTCATTGGTAGGTTGGGGTAAAATCATATGGACACTTTACTACTCGGCAAATGCGCCACCCCCCCCCTTTTTCCTTTTTCAACTTCTATTACAACCAAAATGTGCTTAAAGCCAACCGATGAGATGGCACCGGCACAAAAATCACTACCACTACCTAACTGTTGGCCTACCATACCAGTGGTACAAGACAGTGGTGACATTGAGGGCCTGACCGCTCTTGCAATCTGGATTTCCGAATCTACAGATATCGCTGCTCTTCGATTAATAGAGAGCACCACATGTGCAAAAGAAATTGCATTCCTTTCAAATCAAAGGATCATTGAGATCCAGAATGAGGATACTGCTATGTACCAAGCGGCGTCCGAACATATCACAATATTCAAAAAACAACTTGCTGCTTTACCTGCCTCAGAATTTGAGAGTGGTGTACACGAAACAGCAGCACAGATTGAACCTGAAATTACATTTGTTGAGCGGGACGATAATATCTATGCACCTCTTGAATCAAAGACCGTTGAACATATGGACTCTTATTCGCGGTTGATGGCCATGGCACATGAAAAAAGACGCCAATTACAAAAAGATCGTCAGACCATTGCCTTCAAATATTACAACAAGTTTGCAAAACAGCAAGCACCCATCTTCGAAGAGCACATGTTTCGAGACAATATGACCATGGCATTGGAAGGTAAAAGCAAGGATGTCAACAAGATCACCAGGCGTCCACTTCCAGAACACTTAAAAGGAGACAACAGAGCCAAACACATGCGTGAATGTAAGCAAAAACGCGCGCTGAAGAACGAGGCTGAATTGTGTGAAATGCACCAAGATTTCATTAAACTTTACAATACAACAACTACCCGCGACAAGGCAATTGGTACGTTAATGGGACTTTTTTACGCTGGACCAACTCGGGCACAGGTGGCCCTACTTCGCGAAGCAGTTGAACCCCTTGATAAGATTTTTATTGATGAGTTGTCTGACTTCTTACCTCCATCCGTCTGTGAAGACGAGCCGGCATGGCAACATGCTGATGAAATCCCCTGGTTTCTATACGTATATAAGCCTGATCACGCTGCTTGGAACAAGTTGATGCACGCAATGAATGGTAACATTGATTATGTTAATGCATCAATTATCTTTGGAGGTGAAGCGGCAATCACTCCAGGTACCAATGCTCATTTGGCACTATATGTCAATCAGACCAATCATACCCAGTCTTGGGGTAAGTCTGATGTGGCTGCGTCCTTCTTAGCTGCAGTTGTGCCTGTAGGTGTGACCTTTGCACATGCAGTTCAGATCTGTGCGGATGGTTTTAGTCCACAAGATCTTGTCTTCCCACTAATAAACACCAATGCCCGACGTTTCTTAGGATATCGCAAGATACTCCTGACCTCGTCCATTGGTTTTGTGAGTGATGTCGCCAACTTTCCAACCAACCAAGAGATATTCGTACCACCAGGCGGCACCTTATACGCATCTTTTGCTTTGGGATTGGTCACAGGTTTGGGTGCAGTTAACATCACGTATGGTCTCAACTGCTATTTGGCAAAGGCAACGCCGATTGCTAACATCTTCTCAAAACCACCTACCCCTGCTGAAAAATTGATCACTGTGTATATTAAGTTGCCCGGAGGCAAATACACACCGAGCCGGCTAACGGAGGATGAAGGAGTTGCACACCTACGCAGCATTTGTGAGGAGTACTCGGCCTTTATTTCTAAATCTGGTAGGATAGTTCAACCAAATGATGCTTGGGTTGAAGGCAACTGCTTGGACATCATAGGCCGCATCCGTGGTGGTGGTGACGCCCCTACTGGAGTCAATCTGGATATGGCAGCAGCACTAACTGGTGAACCGTCACCAGTGGCCCCATTAAGCGCCGGTCCTTCTGATTCCTGGCATACAACTGACAAGGTGTTGGAGCAATTGCGGATGCGTTTTTTGGAGTGTGTCCTAACATCACAGCATGACCATATGGCTGGTACCTCTTCCAATGATGTCACCACTGCTGTAAATGTTTGGTCTGGTATGGCTAAGTGGGATCAAGCTGCCGATTCAAACATCGGTCGGCAGATTGGTTTACGTTTCCCTCTCGCGTGGATGGGTACAGTTGGAGCAAACATCAATGTTCCCGAAGAGGATGTGGATGCTGTGCAGGAACACTTCACTAAGCAGATTGACGCACTTACTGCGGACGTGTTGGTCCAGATGGGTGGCGGTGAAGGTTGTACTGATGCCGATGACATGGCTACGCAAGCCAGACAGTATGTATTGGATCACTGGCATAGATTAAAGGGTTCGGCTGCTCAGCAAGCCCGCATGGATTTCTTGAAGAAACCTGCACCAATGGTGACTGTGTCGTCGTTACGGTGTACCTCTATTGCTGCCATACGACCAGCCTTGTCACAAGCTACAATCACCCCAACTTGGGCGAAGTTGTTAACTGGTATGCAACAAGGAGATATTTTGACGATCTCACAGTTTGTACGGATTAACACGTCATTGATCCAAGGTGATGCTATGAATCGTGTGATGGCTGTCGATGGCCCCAAATATGTGAGTGGCAACTTTGGTTCGTTTGCAAGTATCCTGACAAAGCTGTTCCTTTATGCTGCTCAGTTACCAAATCTGGTTTCTGTCGAACAGTCCGCTAGTTTATTCAACTCTAATGTTCAGGTTGAAAAAACAAATGCAGATGGTGATGCAACATTAGCAGAGTTTATACGACCACGTTACCCTTTTCATGGTCTACCAATCTCAACAGTTGAAGCAAGGATCATTGATGCTCAGACCTTCACGGCCTTACGTGCTGGGGTTGGTGAGAATATTATTGTGCCACCTGACTGGGCACCTGCTCGATGGGGTGACACTGTGGCTATCATTCCCTTATCATATGACATGGCCAACCAGCCTGATGCAATGACTGCATGGACTCTTGCTTTCATGGAGTATCCGTACAAAGTTAGAGGCTACAATTCTAGGTCTTACTCTGATGATGAAGTATTGACTGTACCCTCCGACGTCTCAGTCAATGGTGGTGGATGTGTTTACATCGCTGGTATGACTGAAAAAGTTTTATTTGTATTGACAAATGCATTTGTACGTACGGGCGGAACATTGCCAATTAGAATCGGAACGACTGTGGGCACAAATGTTGTCATCGACATTGCCGCCAATGGTATAGGTGGCACTAGTGTTAACATTACACCATCCTTGGACACGTTCTTCAATGACGCATATTCATCTAATCAAATGCTGGCCCATCTGACAACTGCTATGCAATGGTGGCATGGTCACTTCGGAAACAGGGGTGACTTTGTTGCTGCTCTTGTTGCCGCATCATGCTCTTCACAGTGGTTGGGACCTTTACCTTTTCGGGTTAGTGATGCACCAGACGTCTTTGGTTTTAAAGCAACAGGTGGTACATGTGCTGTGAATGACCCAATTGACCTAAATCTTACAAGGTTTCAGGCATGGCAAGCGTCGTGCAGCAACCCTGACTGCTTGTTCAACCCCTCAGGGCAACCTAGCACTGTGGATGCTCTCCGGTTCAATTTGTCGCGTATGCCTGTCCGACATATAGGTGCACTCGATAACATTGCCGCTTGTGATGCTGTCTGGGGTGTGCTTCAGTTCACAAACAAGGATTATGAGTTTCCATCCAGTGCACTGGCATTGTGTTCTCGTTTACGTGCAACTGCGCAGTCGATCGCCGTGGCCATGGATTACATGTACATGACATCTGGCTATCCAATAAACCAATTGGTCAATCCATCCATCGTTGATCCTATAAGCGGTGGTGGAGCCAGGATCCGTATGCTACATGACAAGTTGGCAAAAAAACTTGTCCATTTTATTCAACCAGATGCCTGGCCTGACAAACATCCCTTCATCTATGGATTGTACCCAAATTCTTTATCACAGGTCGCTCCTTGGCCGTATTACGAGCAGTTCAGTCTAAGTGTGCAGAATATGGTCGCATACGCTCGCATGCCCATGTCTTTCTTGCCTGGTGCGGGATTTGATGCGTTCACGATGCCTGAAGCAACTGGGATACGTAAACTTGACACAAAAGCAACTGTCAAACGACAGACCGATAACACCTTGATTGAGTTCACTGATTATAAGTTGACGGGCGTCAACAATGCCCACGCTGAACCATGGAAAGACTTGATGTGTACCCAGGTTGTGGTGCCGCCACTTGGTGTCTCCAGAACGGTTCTAAAAATGTTCCTGTCTTCACCATTAGATGACATTCGTATTGCCTTCCACCTGCCAGTGGTACCACCCAATTATTCAAAGGCCTTTGCTTATATTTTCAACTTCCCTGGAGTGGTCAGGACGCCAATTGACCCAGGAGGATTCGATTTCGTTGATCCAGTTGTCTTCCCTGCCCTACCATCAGTCAATACTGCTCGCAATCAGGTGTACACACTCTCCATTGGTCAGGGCCAATTTCAAACCACCATCACTCGTTCTTTTTTACAGTTCTTCTCTAAACGCATCCATCATATCACAAACTCAACTTGGGCCACACAGCAAATCGGTGACCAAGGTATGGAACAAGCTCCTGATGTTGATGCATTACTGGGTTTCTAATCCAGTACCCTGCCACCGATGATATGAGGTGGCAGCGGGTTTCGGCCTTACCCAACTTGGTTAAAAAGGCCATTTTGACTCTACAACTGTACAATATTGATGTAAATTTAATACCCCCTATATCTGAAGGATTCAAAGCTCTAAACAATTGGATGGCTACATATGAACCGGTGTCAGAAACGAAAAACATGACATCCGAAACAAAAACACGACTCCGCTATCGGTACACTCCACGACATCTGACCAATGTTGTTTTTGAAACCGAAGCTGCCCAATTGTGTTGTGATCTCTACTATGAACTGGTTCCACCTACCTTAAGGCCTAAAATCCTATCTTACATGCAAATGATTGGCCAAGGTTTTGTAAAACGCACAAGTGATCTGACTGACATAATGAAAAAATACCAAGATGAAATCGACCCTGATTGGACATATATGGTGGATTGGTTCTCTCTGCAAGATTATGCAGAGATAATCACCCCGAACCAGATACTTATGTCTGTACGTGAATGGATTAAAGGATCGATCGACCATGAATTTGTGGACGGTGGCTTTTACCCTGCTTTGCGCTTGGGCGTTGATGACTTTTTATCGAAACAGAAACCTTTCTCCAAAAAACCAATTTCACTAGACCAATTTTTAGCTGACCCAATGTATTGGGCAACACCTGGCTCATCGTACGAGAAACCGCTTATGCTACAAAACCAGAAAGGTACCTTCAAGGCTCGGAAAGGTAAATGGGCTACGGCAATGAGTGTCACCCTTGATGAACTAAGAACCATTGCATTACGTGCTGCACCACAGAAGAATAAAGCAGTTGTCAAACGTGAACTCAAAAAGAGTAGAATGCTCATTGTTGGTGATATGCCGAACTATCTACGCATGGCTTACATTTCATATTGGCTTGAAAATGTGTTGCGTGAACACCCCAACACTACCTTGTTTTATAATGAGGATCAAACCTTTGCAATGTGGGTACACATGGTGGCATCCACTGAAGATAAACACACATGGGCACTGCCACTTGATGAATCCAAATATGATCACATGATAAATAAAAAGATGTTAAAAACCGCATTTGATGCCATACGTGATCAAATCACTGCCTACGCGCCGCCAGAAATGATAAAAGACCTGACAATTGCATTGGACCTGACAGCAGATTCAATTTTACACACACAAGGTACGGTCGAGATACCTGGACAAGGCGGTGGCACAGTAACTATAGAAAAAGGGTTGTTGTCTGGTTGGCGTTGGACTGCCTTCTTAGACACAATCTTTAACCACGCTAAATTCTTTGCCTACCGATCGAAGATCGTTGCACGTGTCGACCTACCTCCAGCTGTTGCTGATCCATGTTTGTGGTCTGTGCACCAAGGAGATGACTTAGCCTCAAGAGTCAAATCTCCTGCTCATGCTCAAATGTTGTATGACATGTATGAGGAAACGAACTTTGATGTCAACCTTGGCAAGGTGTTCCTCAAACAACGAACAGATGAATTCCTACGACAGCTAGCCATGAATGGGGATTTACTAACTGGCTACCCGGCAAGAGGTGTCGCATCATTATTGTACCGCAACCCAACATCACGCGAATTTGCTGTCGGTGAAGATAGAATATTTGAATTAGCCCAAAATTGGTTGACTGTAATTAGACGCGCCGGCACCTTGCTCTCCAAAGCTGAATCCCATATGATCAAAGACATTTCTGCTGCCAATGGCATTTCCAAACAGGTCACTTCAGCTATATTACACGCACCAGCAGTTCGAGGTGGTCTTGGACTGGCACCTCTAAATAACAAAAGAATTATCATCAAAAAATCTGTTGCTACGCACGATTTCAAAACACCCGTAGCACCGCTAGCCCAAGCTTATACCCTCCCAAATATAATAACGAAGATATGGCTAGCTGGGGTCGATCCTGGTCCGAAATCAAAAACAACCCATACCCGTTTCGAGGTTAAAGTGGTGGAAGAGGCTGAGCCTGTCCGTCCATTGCTCGAAGTGTCTGATTTGTTCTTGGTACGCGATCGACCTTCACGCACGACACCAATTTTTAAACAACACCTGTCACCTTCCGAAGTATCAATCGCTCAAGAACAAATGAAGGCCGCAAAGATGAAAGGTCTACGTTTGTTGGCTGCTGACTTCTTGCAATTTGACTCTTACTGCCGCTTTGTATCTCTGGCAAATAGAGCATCGATAGCAGTTCTGAAGGCATGGTTGACAGACGATCTACAATTTCGTGTCCCGTCCAACTGGCAGCAATCCTCCACCTTGGTTGCACGCGCCTACAAAGCAATGGTGGCACGTGGTTTCAACAAACTTATCACACGATCTCGCATAACAAAAAACAGCATTGAGAAAGTGGCCTGGTCAGCCGAGCTCTATGCGAATCATGTGGCACAAATCTACCCGATCACTTTTAGGGGATAACATACGTACACATGTTGATACTACACACACACACACACACCCATCTCTCTTCTCTTCTACAAGACCTGCGGGCCCGCACTATGAGGGCCTGTGAAAAACTATGGTTGGCTCCCCGGA